CTTAAAAGAATAATAGGTAAATCTATTTCAACAATATGCCAATCAGAATGTCCGAGTCCCATCTGTGAACCAAAAGCTTGTCCATTGTGTGGCCACGGACCTCCATCTGGCCATTCTGGATTTGTCTGTTGTAATTGTAGATTGAGTCGTACTGGTGGCTCAATATCTCCGTCATGCCATACAATAGTATATGGCCATTTGTGTTGTGGAGGAATAGAAAGTTTTATTCCTGTTTCGAGTAATCCCGTAATTAATGTTCTACCAAATAATGCAAGCCCAGAAGGATGCACTATTCGTTTGACATAATCTCTCCACTTGTCAATTGTATTACCAGCTTTAATCTCATAAGAAAATGCTTGATAATATATACTATCTTGAATATAGTTAGCAGCAGAAATAAATCCATCATCACCAACCCATCTTGTATTTGCTTCATCTTCGTAACTACCAATTGTTGCTACACCCGTTGCTGTGCCATCTCCTTTAGAAGCAAAATTTAAAGTTGGTATTGATTGATAATGAAAACCACCATTTACTATTTTCAAAGTTTTAATTCCACCAATACCAGACCCACTTAATGTAACACTAGCTCCTGTTCCACTTCCTCCTCCAGAAATAGTTGGTGTTGCTTTATATCCATATCCATTATGTTCAAACTCCAAAGCAGTAATTACACCAGAACCATCTACAGTTTTAACAAGTACACTACAAGTTCTTCCATCAATTTCTAATTTATCTGTATTGTTAATTGTAAGTTTATCACCAACAACATAACCAGTTCCACCAGATACAATAGTTGCTGTAGTCATACTTCCAGTTGTTAATGATGAAACCATAAACTGTGCCCCGACAGCACCTGCTCCACCACCTGTTACTGCAATATTGTCATCTACACTATAACCATTGCCAGAATTTGTTATTGTATATCCTGTTACCATACTATCCAGAGTAAACGTATTTGTTCCGTCTGTAACAGTTTCGTTGTCAATAAATGTTCCAACAACTTTAGAAAGATAAATAGTAGAAACAACAAAGGCTCCTATTTGTTCATTCAATACTAACTCAACAATTCCAGTAGCACCAGAAGTTCCACCAGTAATTTCTTGTCCAGTAAAATCAAATATAGCTGAACTACCACTAGTGTCAATACATCTTAAAATTTTATCTCTAGTATATCTTCCATCTGATATACGAAGCATATCAACAGATGGATAATAAAATTCAATTTCTTCTTGATACAATAAACGAAATAAAAACTGAAAAGATTTCTCACTACCTTTTGCACGATAGAAATCACGGAGTCGTTTTATTACATGAGGTTTATTTGAATTAGCAAATACAGCCTCTGGAATATCCTTACCAAATTGTGTTTTAAAATACTGTAAGAAATCATCAACTGTTTTATCAACATTAAAATAATTTGGAAGATTACCAATAATCTCATATGGTTTTCCAGTTTGTTCCAGATACTCATAGTATGCTTCCAAGAAAGCTACAAACGTAGCATGATCCTGTTTTACAAAATCTGGTAATTGTCCTTCTACACGAACAGATATTCGTTCATCAAACGAAGGATGTATTGGGGTGTTTGGATTACTTGCCATATTAGATTATCGTTTCCGCGACCATTGTAATATTAATTGCAGCTGTGTCAGTCGAATCAGTTGTTATTATTTGTTCTCTTAATGGAGTAATATCCTGATTGTTAGTTCCAGGTGTTACAGTCATCTTGATATATGTTTTTCCATCTGAAATAGTATAAGGAGTAAAACTATTTAAAACAACTTTACCAGTAGTATAATCTATAGTACCAAGATTCTGAGAACCAGAAGGTAAAGTCATATACGTTGTTGGAATATCTATAGCAACACTATCTGTTGAACTAGTATAAGTTGATCTAACTAATTTAACATTACCAAGACTATCATCAATCAATGTATATGTAAATCCATCACTCGCCGTAAAGGCAGTGCTGGTAAGTGTTCCCTTAGTTAGTGTCGTATTAAATTCCATAGTATATGTCGCAGCTACTGCTAAAGTTGTTGGAGCAATTTGCATCTGATATCTAATAGATGTTTTACTATTGCGTATAGAACTATTCGTATCATCTATTACTCCTGCTAACTTAGAATATCTAAACTTATTATCAAACTTTTGCAAACTCGTTGAGAAGTAATTTGTAATAGTTGAACTTATTAGAGATTTTAAAGTATCTTCATTCGTCAACAAAGTAACAGGATCATAATTAATAGTCGTGTCAATTAAGAGATAATAAAAAATAGGATCAATAATTTCTGGTGTTACAGTAACTACATTAGTCTTTTTCAATATAGATGTTTTGATTGCATCTTTAGTAGCTGCACTAAATGCTGTATTGCCTTTTGGTTTAACTGCTATATAAACTTTACCATATACTGCGGGACTTGCATCCTCACCACCATATACCGTAATAGATTCTATATCACTTCTCTCACCAAGCAAGATAGCTTTATAATCTTCTTTAGTTGTTGCACGTTTTTGTGCTTGATATAATTTTGGTGCATTTGTTTTTATTGAAGCAACAGATTCAATCTCTGCCCCACCTGAAGCTGCACTAGCAACTGTCAATGTATAGTTAGCTGATGATAAACCAGCAACTGTTCCGACAGCCGTAAATGAACTTGCCTTATTTGCGGCTAAACCACTTGTAACTAAATACTCAATAAAAATAATATTAGCATCAGCTAACTGAGCTCCAACTGAACCATCACCAAATAAAATTTCGTATTTTTGTTCTTCCACTTCTTGTATCCAAAAAACTTTTTGTGTAGATGCTATTGTTGTAACATCTAATGCATTAGCATTTGTCCAAGTAGTTACTGCTGTATCTGATGATGAATTTTGAACTTGAACTGTAATAGTAGAAATATCAACATTTCTATTTGGCACAACAAATCTTTGTGTTGTATCAGCTAAGTTGACAGTATATTTTTTATTAACAATTGTTCCTTCTCTGATCGGTAAATTAGTAACTGAATAGGCACCAGCAATCGGATAAATTGTTTTGTTGGCTGTTGTTGTAAACGTATAACTTGTTGCACTAATACTAGTAGTAAATCTTGTATTTTTTGCAATTGATAAAGATGTGGGAGAACCACTTGGAGTAAAAGTCATATCCAAGTATGCAGTAGAAGCAGTGACTGATGTTGGTATAACATTCAAATGTTTTGCATGAGAAACTACTGATTCTCTAAGTGAAGCAGAATCTATAAACATTTCATTGACTGCCATGTTTGCATAGTATCCCATATAGTGAGTATTGTATGCTAAGACATCTAACAAAACATCCATACCACTTCCAGTAAAATCATAATCAGCAAATTGACTTTGTGCTGATAAATATGATTTTAAATTTGACTTGATACCATCAAATTCTAAATCTGTTATTGTTAATTTATTGCTTGCCATTTATCGTAACCTCTCCAAAAACAATGAAATTTCTATGGGCTCTGGTGAATTGACTACATGGAAAAAAATTGAAACATCAAAACCATTTTTATCTATATCTCCACCAACAACAATATCATCTACCACAACTCTTGGTTCATAGTTTGCTAAACATAATTCTACAGCTAATTGAATATCATATTTCGTATGAGCAGTAGCCAGGCCAAACAAATGTCTAGTTACTCCTCCATCAACTTCAGGATGGAATGGTTTATCATACTTGTTTGTCAATATGAGATTCTTAACAGCTCGTTTAACAGCCTCTACATTTGTCTTTCGTACAATGTCTTTTGTTATAGGATGAGCAACAAAATCCAAATCCAGATCAGCCCATTGTCTGTTATGTGTAGAAAGTCCCTTTGTATATATTGCTGCCATAACTTGTTCCTTGTATTACTATTTTCTGTGTGTTATAATGTATTGTAGGTTTGGTTAGGGATCAAGATATTACTTATATTAATTATCTTCTTTTCCCTTGTCCTTTATATCTTTTCCAGCTTACTTTTTTCTTCTTATTCTTTGGCATACTTCTAGTAGAATGTCCAATAGAAGTAACTTTTTTAATCTTTTCTCTCTTGTTTTTAACTACTTGTTGAGCCATAATATCTCCTCATATATTTATAATAGTTTTAGTATAATTTTCCAAATGGGCCGAACCCCTTTCCCTTTTTCTGTGCCATAAAACAAACATAAGTTACCCATATATCTAAGTGAGTTATATCTTTATTTTTTGGACTTTTCTTGTCCTTCAATTTCCTTAATTTATCTAAACAATCTACTTGCATTAATTTGGATACAATATTATATCTTAATCTATCCGATGTATCTTTACGCTCACCTTTTTTATCACCATCATCTTCACTTGGAGGAGATAACTCCTCTTTCTGTTTTTTGTTCCATGCTGTAAATCCCATATCTATTCGTTTTTCAAAATCCAATAAATCAACTTGCAAAAACATGCGTGTAACAGTATTAATAAAAGTTTTTCCATTAACACCACCACAATCAATAAATTTTCCCGAAATTCTATCTACCATTCTTTCATAATCTGGTGCAGCTTTTTTCCATGCCTTTGAATCGGCTGGATATTTAGTAGCATCATTTGCAAACGGAGCTCCTAGTTTTACAAACAACTCTCTTACTTCATCTGCTTGAGCTCTACCTGCACGAGCACCAGGTGCTGCTAATGGTTTTGGTTCAAACTTTAAATTTTGTGGTTTATTAGAACTTGTACTACTAGATTTTAAAGGCAACTCAAACCAATCTTTGCCATCTTCAGAAATTATCATTGATGCTTCCATTGTTCCAAATGCCAAAATATTATAATCTAAATTTTTTATTTTTTTTGTTTTAGCTAACTTATCTATATTATTTTTCCATGACTTAGATTGTGAAAATTTTGATAACTTTCCTTTCCATGTTTTTTCTGCCGCACCACCTTGAACTAAATAATTACCAGTTTCAACATTAAGTGAACATTTAGATCGCGTATGAGATTTATTAAATTGATATACATTAGCTCCTTTACCCGGTATAAACATTCTATGAGCTTTCGGATCTAAATTTACAACTTCCCACAATGCAGCTTTTCCAGAAATCTTTTTTAATGAAATACCAACCACACTAGGACTCTGAGAATTACTTTGTTGCCTCATCAAGGTAACCATTATATTATTTAACATATGAATCAAAACTTTTTTACTTCCAATATTTACTTGTCCTAATGCACCTTCAATGTCTTTTTTAACTTGTTCATAATCATTAACTAACCATACATCAGCTGGATTCCATGTATCCTTTTTAGAAATACCTGCTCTCGTTCCTACTAGTTTACTAATCCATTCCATAAAGGCACCTGAAGTCGATCTATCATAATGATCGAATTTAGATGCATCACCACCAAGTTGTGATTTACCAATTTTTGTACTCGTATCAAATACTTTACTTTGTTGTTTATAAAAATTCTGTAGCCATTGTGTATCAGCATGATGCTTCGCTGGGAAATATTCAAAAATTATATCTTGTGCTGCAGAATAACTATGATCCTTATAATATGGTATTCCTATTTTTTTACTTTGAGTAGCACTTAAACCACCAATCTTTCCTACAAATAATTTATTTTTTGGCAGAGTATTATTACCTGGCATCCATAGTTTAGGAGGAAATGTTTTACCAGCTATCTTCTTATTCTCCCATGCTTTTAGTTTTGCTCCATTTCCAGTTGGCATACCATACTCTTTTGATACTCCCGTCATTAAATTAATATCATTAAAAGAATCATACTTAAAATCTGTTTCAGGAAATATCTTTCCACCTCTCTTTTCATATATATGTTCAAAAAGAGCTAGACTTGCTTTCTCTTGCATTTCTGTCGTGTAAGTATCACTTGCCTTGGCAAATTTTTCACCATTAATAGCATAACCCTTATTCTTTTTACTGAAAAGTTCTACTTTCGCAGCCATCTAATTACTCCACTCGTATCCACTTCATGTCTTTAGCATGCTTGACTGAATCGTTCCACTCTTTCTCATTATGAAATATAGTAAACTCATCATGAGCTAAAGTAAATCCAAGTACTTGTCCCTTCTTCAATCGCTTCTTATGTTTCTCAGCATCTCTGAGAACATTACGATCCTTCATGTCTTTCCAACTCTTTACTTTTGCTTCCATAAATTCTTTGTATGTTTTTTCCATTAGACTCCTAGCCCTTTCAGTTGTTTGATGGTGCTGTTTGTATTAACATGAAGAACGCCGGTCCCACCAGCACTCTCCCACTCTCTTATATTCTTCTTATGGTCATCAATCAGTATTATATCTTTACCAGCATAATTCCTCTTCTCTTTGCGCTGTACAATATTGACTTGACTTGTTGGAATGCCCAGATTATTTTGACACCATTGAGTTTTGCCCTTTATTACATTTTTGTCTTGATTACAAACGGATGGACAAGCAGATAGTATCTGTGGTTTATATGATTTGATATACTTCCAGAGCTGTTTGCCACCAGACTCCCAGCCACATTCAGCCCAGAACTCTGCACCAGTACCAGCATCACTATAAAAGAAGTCATCAATTAGTCCCTGATTCAGTTTAGGATTACCAAGATGTTTCTTGATACTACCAAGCAAATCTACTAATACACCATCCATATCACAAAATATTTTAATCATTCGTTATCCTCTAAAAACGACATAGTATTTATTGTATATTTATAAGTTTTATATCCCATTCTTTTCTCAAATGAGCAATTGTTTTCTTCTCGTCAAAATGGGCTAAATGGATATTACGCTTCGTTCTGGTATATCCATATGCGAAGCCTTTCTCATATTCCAGAAGGTCCTCTTCATCAAAACGGTACCCCTCTGGATAGAGGTATTTTGCACAAATCTCAAATAGCCATCTGACCCAAGAACTTGTAGTTTCACTATTGCCCATAGTAAATCCAATTACCATAGCTTCATCTCTGACTTCCATATCACGCTTTAATAACAAATGAATGATATCGTGGTTATAAAGATTTATTGCTCCAGTAAGGCTAATCGGACTTTTTGGATTTTCTAATAACCATACGAACCAATGAATATCGGACTGTATTTTATATGATGGTTTTTTACGCCATTTTTTGAGTGCGTTGGATAAAATCATGGTATTTGTAAGTATTTATAAGGGGTCGTTATAACTCGTTATAATACAAGGGTTTATACGCCATCGGTAAGAAAACTCATAAGTCGTTGTAAACAAAGGGTTTATTTCATCCAGTTTAAGTCATTGTTTTATATAGAGTTACAGTCGCGTGTCTGTAACTCGTTTAAAAACAAGCATTTATATTACGCGCATTTTAATCAATATTTCACGGCGGATGAGTATTTTCTAAAATCAACGGTCGATTGTCTGTAATGACCAATAAAACAAGGACTTACAAGGGCGTGTAAGTCCCCATTTCTAAAGGGCCCGGTCGATTGTCTGTAACTACTTGTAAACAAAGGGCCTAATCAACTAGAAATATTTGACATATGAATTGAAAGCTG